TGTCGATTAATGAAGTTTCTAGTGATGTTTCGTTTAAGTCTGCAGCAACTGACAATTCATTTCTGAAAGTACCACCACTTGCAAGTGGGTGTGCATCAGAACAAAGTGATACTCCGTCTCCACCGTTATTTACAGTGAAAGCGTCGTTAAGAACAGTAGCAGCTTTGATCTGTTTAGTGTGTGCCATAGATCTTGCTAAAGCTCTTGTGTATCTGCCAGCTAATCTGTCATACAAGTTATCTTCGATTGCTTCTTCAGTGATAGCAAACGCGAGAGCTACTGTCTCGTGTGAGTATCTTGAAGTGTATACTTCTGTTGCTTGGTCAAAAGTCACCATAGCACCTTCAGCTTTAGTGGATGCTCCACCAAAACCAGAAAGCATTACTTCTTCTTCGAAAGCTCTGTCAGATGTCTCTGTATTAAAGATTTCTGCATGCTCGTTGTCGTATCTATTGTACTCCAGGCCAAATAGAGCATTCAAACCTGGTTCTAGTTCTTTAACTAGTTGTGATCGTGATATCGCCATAGTTCTATCCTCCTATTATAGCCCAGCAGTCTCAACGTAGAAATGATTATTGATTTTCACCAATACATCTACGTTAGCACTTCCAGCTTCGTCGTTGTCTGGATCTTGGGAAATATCAATTGCTTTAAGCATGAAAGTTCCGTTTGTTCCAGATACTGAAAAGTCTAGTTGTACTTTTGAGATACCAGTTGTTGTATTCCCAGTCACGTTAGTCACTGAGAAGTTTTTAAAGATATCTGCTACTGCAAAAGCACCGTCACAGTCAATTTTGTAAACTACCTGTGGATCGTCAATTACGTTAGCGACTATGTCACTAGCAACAATTGATCCAGGGTAGAAGTTTTTGAATGTCGGCTTCTGAGTAGTAGGATCTGTGTAAAACACTCCATTAAATACTCCTACAACAGCATCAGAAGTGTTAGCAGTATGTCTAGTAATTGTACCGTCAGCTTGAGGTACTACTAAATCACCTTGGAACATTGCTGTACCATGGTTGCTTGCAATTCTATATCTGTTTTGAGCATTAATAAATGGAGAGCCATCAATTTTTCGAACTGGTCTTAGTCCGAATTTTTCAGATGTGTTTGCCATGTTATTTACTCCTCATTATTTATTTTACAAATATAGATGGAGACTATTACAAATAAATTATTGTTTTCGTCCACCACCAAATGTTACCCTAGTTTGTCTATCGATGTTAATAGGCATTCCAGGCTGTTGTTCCTTCATGAGGTCATTATCAACTGCGGACATTTGGCTTTGAGATACTTTTTTAAAGTATTCAGCGCGTTGTTTCGCAACCTCTTCCGGTATCCTTGCCAACACAAGGCCTTGAGTTCCAACTAACCCACTGTACTCACCTTTAGCAATTACAGGGAAAGAATTTTTGCCTATCTCTTTCATAAGAGTTTCGGCTCTAACAAATTCCCATCCTTCTCTCATTTTCTTCGATACATTCGATGTATCTTGAAAACCCATGCTTTCGACTCTGATCCATCTCTGGACATAGCCTTTAGGTGGTTTGGGTGCATCCAAACTCGATGGTGGCATCCAAGTCTTAGGAGCTTCTTTTGAAACTCTTGACTCGTCGCCGCGTGAAGTCCTTTTATCTTTATCGCTCATATTATTTATCCTCCTTCACGTATTTAGCGTATTCATCTAGTGGCACGTTTAATTTTTTAGCAATAGCCACCTGTGAGGCCGTGAGTCTCACAGTTCTGCGTCCCTCTTGTTTGCGACCAGCCGAAGCAACGGTTTGGACGGGTTTCCTTTGCTCTTTTACCGGCTCATCTTCTGATTCAAACTTACTAGGAAAGTAACTTTTTAACCTAGTGTTTACCTCATTATAATACTCGTCACTGTCTGGTTCAATACCCTCAGTAACAACATTATGATGAATAGTAGTAGCTGCATCAGTCATAACTTTATCATCACCAAACCATGGATTCTCCTCTGCCCACTGTTTTGCTTTAGGACTTAATTGTGGTGCAGTAGTTGGTGCTGCAGATTGAATAGCATTTTCTTGTTTATCCTGCGATTTTTCTTCTTCTTTAAGCTTTTCTCTGTTCGCAAGTTCCAGTCTAGCTTTTTCTTTCTCAACTGCTAACTGAGTTAATTTATCATTAGCTTCAGTCATAGAATCGATATCCTGTTTCTCCATTGCAGTTTTTAACGCAGCTTTAACTTGCGTTCTTTGTGCATCTACTTTGGCATCGATTTCTTTGAGATAGGCTTCTGTAGTTTGATCAAACTGTTTTTTGGATACATCAAATTTTTTCTGTAATCCTTTAGCGTAATCAAGCGCAGCTTTTTCTCTTCGTTGAGATTCTCTCATCTTACCAGTCAATTGATTTATTCTAGACTGATAATCATCTTTTCTCTTTTTTAGATTAACAGGTTTTTTTTCTTCTTTAGGTTCCTGTTCTTCTGTCTTAACTTCCTCCACTACAACTTTGGATTTTTCTTCTTGTTTTGATTCATGGTCTGTATAACCTAAATCAACTTCTCCAACATTAAGTTTTGGATCTTCTCTTGTTTCTTCTTGTTTTACCTCTACGTCTTTTTCTTTAGCGTCTGATAGATCTAGTTCAACCTCTTTTTCTTTTTTAGGTTCTAGCTCCTCAACGTTTATTTTTTGTTCTGCCATTTTATCCTCCTAAAATAAATGGAGGATGTCTTCTGGTTTATTGATTGTTCCTATAATCTCATCGTCGTTCAATATTCTATGCTCACCAAATTTCGTTTGAAATCTTGAACCAGAATATCTTCCATAAACAACAAACTGACCTTTCTTACACCAAGGTCCACTAGGAAATTTTTCTTTGTCTTGAAAACAAAGATCTCCCATTTTAACCACTAAGCCGACAACTGTTGTCATTTGAATTGTTTCTCTAGTTGTGTCAGCTAAATGTAGTCCGCCCTTAGTTTTAGCAGATGGTTGATATGGACGAACGAGCAACCGATAGCCAACTGGCTCCGGTATAACTGCAAGGTATTTTTTTATACCTTCGGGATCTGTGGGAATTTTGTCTTGTCCAGTGTCACCTGTTTGATTAGTTATAATCTTAGGTTCCTTTGGTTTGATCAATTGTACCATCATTGTCCTCCTTTTGCAGGTCGTCATTTACGTCCTGTAGCAGTGCTTCATAAGCACTGAGTTGACCCCTAGCATACTGCAATTTTTCAACGCTGTCTACACCATAACATATATGGTCTTTTACATTTGAAATTTTTTCGTTCAAATGTTTTTTCAACGCTAATGCAGAATAAGGATCTAACATTATTTTTTGCCGTTTCTAAATATCTGTGTACCTTTGATACCAAATATACTAGCAACAACAAGAATCCATAAATTTGTAAACCAACTAGGCAAAGATTGAAAATATTCAAAAAATAATTTTACTTTTTCCATCGCAGTTGGGTCGTCTGACATAACTGCCCACATTAACACAATGATGGGAGCCGAAATAATAATAAGAACAAATTCATCCTTATAATCGTTTTGACGAGCCTCAAGCAATTTACCCTGGTAAGCCTCCTCACCTCGAGCCATTTTTTCGGCGTGCATGAGTTGTGCATCCGACATTGCCATTTTTGTTTTTTGTCTATTTGCGTATATCTTACTTCCAGCTTGTAACGCTATTTTAGCTAAACTAAACCATGCCATTTTTATTCTCCCTAAAATTACTTAACTCTTTATTTTTTTCATTAGCATCAACAATTTTTTGCAAAAGTTTATCTGCTTCGTCTAAATTTTGTGGATGTTCTCCTATACCCACAGATCTTTCTAGATAAATTTTTAAAGTTGCTTCTGCTTGCGCAATGTCAGCTTCGTACTTTTTTGATAAAGCTTCGATGATGACATCTTTTAATTTCATTTTGTACCTTTAAAACTAAAGCCACGTACGGCCTTTCCAATACCCTTTATACCATCTGGTCTATGAGGGCAAGACATATTTCCGCCCCCTTTCATTTTAACTGGCATTTGACTGTTGGGTCCTTTTTCGGGAGGAGGCCCGCTAGGTACTCCCCCCGACTTATAAGCCCGGAAAGGAAAAAATGATTGGGCATTAAAAGTCTGTTTTTGTGGTTGTATAGGTTTTGCTTTTGGAATCAAGGGTTTTTTTATTGGTTCATTATCACCACCAGTGTCTGTTTGTGGTGGTTTGTAGGGTCTATACATATTTCTTGTAGTTAACATTTCTCCACCTAATGGATCTGTTTTTCTTGCTTCCTTAGTTGCCTTTTGTTGTTTAGTTGCTTTTTGTAAAGCTCCAATAGTTGTAGTAACAGCAGTCACAGGAAAATCTAAAATTTTGCTAACTCCCGCGCCAATAGTTTTAGTAATGGTGCTTCTAGAAGGTGACTTAGTTTTAGTTTCAGAACCAGATCCAGCACCGCCTGTAGCTTTTATATTAGCTGCAACGTTCGCTGATTCAGAACCTAAATCGCCAGTATCGACTTGTGAATAACTAGCAGATGGGGTTGTGCCGTATGCTTCTCCTTCATAATCAAAGCTACCACCTCTTTTTAATTTTATACCACCGCCTTTTTTTACTTTTTCAACTTTATCTATCACACCTTTGTTTTTAGATGCATAGAAAACTTCAATACCTTTTTCTTTACCGTATTGTTTCTTCATTGATTTTAAAATTTCTTTACCCTTTTCGTTTAGCGGCATTTTTATCCTTTTGTACTTGTAATTTTTCACGTGCAACCTTAATTCTCTCTTCAGATTGCTCTTCTTGATTTTCTAATTTAATTTTTTGTATTTCTAAATTTTCTTCTATTTGATTTTCTTTTAAATCAAAGTTCATCATAGACTCATTTGCTTTTCTTTGTAAGTCCATAGCTCTTAAATCTATTTCAGCTTGCTTTAATCTTACTAATGGATCTTGATTCATAGCACCTTCTTGTTGTGCTAACTCAGTTGTAAGCGTAGATATTCTTGCAGCTACCATCGCATCGATCTGAACTTGTGCTGCTTGCGGATCATTCTGTAACATTTCCTGCATATTAGGATCTTCACTTATCATTGCACCTACTTCACCTTGAGCTAAAAGACTTACGTGCTCAGATATATGCCCTTGTAACAAAGCATAGACCATTGGGTTTATCTGAACCATTCTCGTAGCCATAAATGCTCTATGAGAATTAATATGAGCCTTGTGATCTTGTTGTGGGAAGGCTTTTGGTATTTTCATCTGTAATGCTTCAGCATTTTCGATTGCTGGATCCTTTGGTATTAAAACATCTTCTGGTTTTAGTAGAGCATCGATGTCTTTTGTACCCAATGCTTCGTAAACTCTTCGATAAGCTTCTCGAATGTTGTGCATTTGTGGATTTGACATTGCAATTTTTAAATTTTCGTTAGCAATCGTCACTCTTTGTGCCATTGAAAAGATATTTGGGTCTGCAACTGGTATTACATCTACTCGATCGTCAAAATCTTGCACTTTTATCACTCTTTCAGCACCATAAACTGAGTATGGGTAGACTGGCGGTAGATAAATTGCAAAAATTTTTGCTAAAAGTCTAAATTCACGTCTCATTGCGTAGTAACAACGCTTGTGAATAGCAGACATAATCCGTGTTCCGCGTTCCAACATCGCCATAGTCGAGCCAACTGCTCTATTTTGCATGTCTGCGCCCACATTCATGTCGGTTATTGCAGCAAATCTTTGACCAGCTTGCACCACGAACCCTAAAAGTTGGTATAAAGTCCCGCTTGGTTCCTTGAATGGTAGAATTTGAAACTGATCTTTGATGTTTCCGCCTGGTGCATCGACGTCTCTGAACTCACCTGGTTGAAATGGTTGGTCATCATCCCTTATTCTGATACCACGGCTCTTGAATCCTGCTGGTAAATTACTCAAAGTACCCGCATCTAGCAATTGTCTAAGCGCTTGGGTAGCAGTTCTGCTTAATCCACCTATCATATGTATCAAACCAAAGCCGTAAAAACCTAATCCAGGTAAAAATTTGAAATGTACAAAGTATTCTTTTCTTCTTTTTAATTGATCTTCCATATCAAAGTTTCTATA